GGACCCTGCTTTGATGCCTTCGGGCAAAGCTTGTTGGCCTGAGTTCTGGAAGAAGGAAGAACTGGAGGGGGTCCGCGCTTCACTGTCCGTTGCTAAGTGGAATGCTCAATGGCAGCAGAACCCAACTTCGGAAGACGGCGCGATACTGAAGCGCGAGTGGTGGAACATATGGAAAGAAGATGAAGTTCCGCAACTGGAGTATGTCATACAGAGTTATGACACGGCTTTTAGTAAGCGGGAGACTTCCGACTTTTCTGCGATAACGACGTGGGGTGTTTTTCATCCGAAGGAGGAGGGTCCCCCCAACCTGATACTTTTGGATGCAAAGAAGGGGCGTTGGGACTTTCCGGAATTGAAGAGCGAGGCTTTGGAGCTTTATAGGTACTGGGACCCCGAGACGGTAATTATTGAGGCGAAGGCGTCTGGAATGCCGCTGACACAGGAATTGCGTCAGTTAGGTATACCGGTTGTAAACTTTACACCGAGTAAGGGAAACGATAAGGTAAGTCGGGTTCATTCTGTTTCGCCTCTTTTTGAGAGCGGGATGATATGGGCTCCAGATGAACGTTGGGCGGACGAGGTCATGGATGAATGTGCCGCATTTCCTTTTGGTGAGCATGACGACCTTGTCGATAGCACTACGCAAGCTTTGATGCGTTATCGCCAGGGTAACTTTGTACAACTTCCGAGTGACGACTGGATAGACTCTGAGCCTTCCGTTCGTCTTCGCAGTTACTATGGGTAGGAAAGGTTTGGGTTAATGTCATATGACGACGACATGGGGCATGACGCAGATGTCGATATCGGCTTTGATAGCGGAGCCTCTGATGACGGATTAGTCGCGATTGACCCTACCACGGGCCGTTCCCTTGGCACTGAAGCTTTTCTTGCACAAATAAACCGGGCTCAAGATGCCCCGGATCCGAATATAGGTGGCATTGACGACACGGAAGAGGATCCTGGTTTTTTTAGCGGCATAGGAACTCTCTTCGGAAAAGGGTTTGATGCCCTTGGCAGTTTTGTCGATTACACTCTTGCCAATCCCATATCCAGCGTCGTTAACACGGCGATCAATTACAGCCCTCCCGGTCTAGCAGCAAACGCTATAAGTATGGCTACGACAGGGCGCAGCCTTGCGGGACATGGTTCGGATATGCTTGGCTCGTTGGGCCTTGGCGTCCCTTCGGATGTTTCTCCTATCGCGGCGGGTGTTCAAGGTGTAGCTCAAGATATAGCGTCGAGTTCAGGGGGACTCTTTGATGGCACTCCTGATCCCGGTGCAATGCCTGAAGAAGAGATGCCGGGGTACATGCAAAATTATGCACAAGGCGGACTAGCCTCTCTTCCTCAAATTTCGCATAGCGGCTTATATAGAGCCATGGGCCGTGGCTAAGAAAGATGATTTTATTGTCTTCCTGTAAGCTACGGTTCCCTCTTGAAACGGGGATCTAGCTATGGCGGACGACGATTCACGGCCCACGGACCCGTATCCATTTAAAGGTATCGCCAAATCTTTAGTAGATGCAGATAGTCCAGACTTACTAAGAGATTTAGTAGATGAGGATCAAGCGTTTGATGTGCTTGCGTATGCTGCTGGAACGGATAACATTACCCCTGGTCAGCAACAATCAGCAATTAAGCAGGTTTACGACGCTACCCAGTCTTGGTTAAAAGATCGTCCGGACACTATAACTGTCTATAGGTATGGAGAGTTGCGTGGGGACGAGCCTGTATCTTTTACACTTGACCCAAATTTTACGGGAAAATCGTTGCCCTGGTTAGATAGAACGGGTTCAGAAGGACTACAGGCTTATACGGTAAATAAAGAAGACATTTTAGCGGCTCCAAGTGCCGTTTTGCGTCCAGGCATGGGAACCGATACAGAGTATGAGGTTATAATTCCTGGTTCTCGTGTCTTTTCGGTTGGCGACGATCCACGGCCCACGGACCCTTCTGTTTTAGAAAAAGGTCTTATGGCTTCGGACATTGGTTCGCGAGTTGCGGGTGAGATACGTGATTTAAAGAAGCCGAAAGGTCAGGAACTTGTAAAGCAGGAGAAGGCACCTAGTAAGGGGCAGATGTTCCGTGGCATTGGAAGCCTAATGCGTGGGCGGATAAGCCCGATTGTCACTGCGGCGCAACTTTTCTGGGGCGAGATGCCGGATTCCGTCAAGGACGACGCGGGGGAGATTGTCGATTGGTTGCGTGAAAACAAGATGCAGGACTTGGTTGGTCTGGAAAAGTCGGGTCTTGAGTACTTCAAAGAAGCTTTAGGGACAGACGTTCCGAAACTATCTGTAGACAATCCTGGTGGAGATTGGTTAGCACGTAAAATTAAATATGCAGAAGAAAAGGGTAGGAATGAGTACGGAGCACCTCACCTTGGTGATGTAACTGCAAGTTTTAGAGAAAAAGTTAATTTACCAGTAGATTTATTAGCAACGTTTAAGGGTCGAAGAGGAGAGCAGGGACAGGTTCGCGAGAAGGATTTAGCTCGGCTAAAGAAACACATGGAAGAAACAGGCAAGCTTCCTTTATCAGATCCAGATGACCCTGCTTCTGGAGAGTATGCGCCGTTTATTACGGTTGGATACGATGGCGTTCCTTGGGTTAGTGAAGGTAACCATAGGATAATGGCGGCAAAAGCTCTGGGTTGGAAAACCCTTCCTGTTGAGCTTCGCTATTTTGATGGGGGCGAAAGAACAGAAGGTCTTTTATCTCCTGAAAAAGTAAGAACAATGTATAAGGATCCGAAGTATCAATTGGATGAGTCGGGTCTTGAGTACTTCAAGGAAGCTTTAGGGCTCGCGCCCCAAGAACCAAAAGGGATTATGTCACTTCCTCCAAGAAGCAGGGCGGACGGTGGTTTCGTTGACAAATCTTTATATAATTAGAGAAAGGTGTTATTTTGGCTAAAGAACCGGTAATCCCAAAGGTGCATCCTCCTAAAGAGAGGAAGAATCCGCTTGTCGTTGTTTTTTGGATCGTGATTGCGGTTATTGTGTTATTGATTGTATTGTCGGCTTGTAAGCTTCGTTTTCCATTAGAGACAGGTATATAATGGCTATATCTAGATCCAGGATGCCTCAACAGTTGAAAGGTAACCGCAAGAAGTCGGCACCTAAAGAGTTGAGTCCCAAGCAACAAAGACTTGCGGAACTCGCTCCCCCTAAGAATAAGATTACGGGTGCAGATTTCAAGAGACTTCGTAAGCGTAAGAAGAAGGCGTAACCACGGCCCACGGACCATGGTCAGATTGTTTTAGGAGATAGTAATATGTCACCACTCATTCCGCTCTCAAAAGCTCTAATTGGTATTGGAGTTCCTGCTTTGGGTGCCGCAGGGTACACCGCGTATGAAAACCTTATGGCCGCTAAAGATAGGTTTCAAGAACGTGAACGGACCCCTGAAGACAAGGCCGCAGCGGAAGATTTAGAAGGTGCTGTTAATAGATACAGGGAACGCTTGATTGATCAGATTCTTGGGATTACCCGTGATACTTCGGACAGCGTTCGTTTGGCATTAATGGGTCAAGATACGAATAGTTTAGAAGCCACACTGGCGAATCTCAAATCAGAGGCTATGCAAGGTTCTCCAGTAAGAGATCTTACTCCTGAACAAAGGCAGCAACTTATGGAGCTACCTCCTCAGAGCAATCCTATGGGTGGACCGATGAGGTCAGAGGGGTTTGTTCGGCCTGCAATGCCTCCAATGCAGGAGCCACTTGGTCAAGGCGTTACTGAAAATCCTGGCTTTGATCCGCAGACAGGGGACTTCTTTCCTCCTCAAAAAGCGTATGGCGGCATTATGTCGTTGAGGCGATAACCATGGCTCGTAACCCGTTACCTCGCAGCAACTTTGGAACGAGCGCCCTTGTAGAACGGCGCAACGCAATACCCACGGTTGATCTGGAAGACGCGCCAGAGGTTGAAGTCACGGTTGATGACGAGACGGTTATGGACGATCCAGAACTCAAGATTGAGTTTGAGGAAGACGGCGGCGTTGTTATCGACTTCGATCCGGTCATGTCGGCTCCTGACACGGGCGATTTCTATGCGAACCTTGTAGACAACTTGGATGATTCCGTAGTTGCTAGAATGTCTTCTCAGCTTGTAGAGGATTACGAGGCGAACAAAGAAGGCCGCAAGGATTGGGAAGATGCCTACCGTACCGGTCTTGAATTGCTTGGTTTTCAGTATGAAGAACGGTCAGAGCCCTTTCGTGGTGCGACGGGTGTTACGCATCCACTTCTTGCCGAGGCCGTTACTCAGTTTCAAGCGCAGGCTTTTGGTGAATTGTTACCTGCCGGTGGTCCGGTACGCACGGAGATTGTTGGTAAGGTCACTCAAGAGAAAGAAGATCAAGCCACTCGCGTTCGCCACTTTATGAATTACCAAATTACTTCGGTGATGAAAGAGTACACCCCTGAGTTCGATCAGATGCTCTTCTATCTACCGCTATCGGGGTCTACGTTTAAGAAAGTATATTACGACGAGTTTCTTGGCAGGGCGGTTAGTAAGTTTGTTCCGGCGGAGCAGTTGATTGTTCCGTACATTGCGACGGATCTGGAGACGGCTGAAAACGTCACGCACATCATTCAGATTACAGAGAACGAACTACGCAAGAAACAGATTGCTGGTTTCTATGCCGACGTGGAAGTTTCGCCGTCGCAATTGGAGCCCTCTGAAGTCCGTGAAGAGATGGACGATATTACAGGTGTAGAGCCGACGATTGTAGACAAGGAGATAACGCTTCTTGAATGCCACGTCGATCTGGATCTTGAGGGTTATGAAGACATGGGCGAAGACGGGGAGCCAACAGGTATCAAGCTCCCGTATATTGTAACCGTGTCCGAGGACAGTGGTGCGGTGCTCAGTGTTCGTAGGAATTACACAAAAGACGATCCAAACTACAAAAAGAACCAGTACTTCGTACACTTTAAGTTTTTGCCTGGGTTTGGGTTTTATGGCCTTGGATTAATCCACATGATTGGTGGTTTGAGCCGCACGGCTACCGCAGCGTTGCGTCAGCTTATCGATGCGGGAACCCTCTCGAACCTACCGGCAGGATTTAAGGCGCGAGGCTTGCGGATACGGAATGACGACGACCCGCTATCTCCGGGTGAGTTTCGTGATGTAGACGCACCTGGAGGTGCCATTCGCGATTCATTGATGCTTTTGCCGTACAAAGGTGCCGATCAGACGTTGTTCCAGTTGATGGGTTTCTGTGTAGAGGCTGGTCAACGGTTCGCGGCGGTATCCAACCTGCAAGTTGGAGACGGAAACCAGCAAGCGGCGGTTGGAACGACCATTGCTATGCTTGAGCAGGGCGCGAAGGTCATGTCGGCCATCCATAAGCGCCTGTTTTACGCTCAGAAAGAAGAGTTTTCGCTGCTTGCCAAGGTTTTTGGGCAGTATTTACCGCAAGAATACCCTTATGACGTTGTCGGTGGGGAGCGCACGGTAAAGGCCGAGGACTTTGACGACAAGGTTGATGTCATACCGGTGGCGGATCCCAACATTTTCTCTATGGCGCAGCGGGTGACACTGGCTCAGACGGAGCTTCAACTGGCTCAATCGGCTCCTGATATGCACAATATGCACGAAGCGTATCGTAGAATGTACCACGCGGTGGGCGTGAAGGACGTTGACGCGATATTGAAGCCCGAAGGAAAGGATGACCCTGTTCCAAAAGACCCTGCGGTAGAGAACTCAGAGTCTTTGGACAACTTACCGTTGGTTGCATTCCAAGGACAAAACCACGACGCGCACATAATGGCGCATTTGGTCTTCGGATCTTCTGGAATGGTGGCTCAAGTGCCGTCCGTAGCCATGGCTTTGCAGAAACATATTATGGAACACGTGTCAATTAAGGCTAGGGAGCAGGTTCTTGCGGAAGTTTCTCAACAATTTCAAGGTCAACAGCCGCCTCCAGAGGTTTTACAGCAAATGGAAGGCCGCGTTGCGGCTCTTATTGCAGAAGGTATGCAGCAAGTTAAGCAAATGAGTGCTCAGATTAGCGGTGCGGGGCAACCAGATCCGTTAATTGCTTTGAAAGAGCAAGATTTGCAGTTTAGAGCGCAACAAGACGCCGCAGAAAACGCTTTGGATCAGCAAAGATTGCAATTAGACCAACAAAAAGCGGCTCAAAACTCTCAAAACAGTCAAGATAGGATACAGGCAACTAAAGATATAGCCGCCGCCCGTATTTTGGCTGCAAGAGAACGCGAAATCATGAAGCAACAAGGATAATTGTTATGGCAAAGTCAGAAAAAGGTGTTCGCGACGGACAAGTTATCGATGATCAAGGTTTTGTTCCGTATAACCCCCCTGTAGAAGAGGCTACACCTAACATTGCTAAAGCATCTGTTTCCACGGGCAAGAATCGTGGCATGGGTGAGGCAATTAGAGGCGGTAGTTATAAAAGCTGTTAGGTTTTTGAATGGCTCAAAAGAAATTACAAGACGATAGCGCCCACAACAAGCTTGACGTTGATGGAGACGGTGTGGTTTCCGACCAAGAGCTTGCTTTAGCGGAAGTTTTGGACAGGCATGAAAAAGCTGACGCCCAGAGT